CGATATGGACTTCCTCGTCGGAATCAATATAGGCATTATGTGGAAAATCACTTGAAATGAAGCATTTTCGCGCTGTTGTGTATAAGCCAAAGATCATGTTTGGTTCTGGAAAAGACGTAGCAGCAACAACCTCTAAAAATGATTCCTCTCTTAAGATAAGCGCCTTTAAGTCTTCAATACGCTGCCCTAAATTTCTATCTTGCTGGTCTGCATATTCCTTTAGTTCTTGATCTCGCTGATCTACATAATCCTTAAGTTCATCAATACGGACTGATAAAAAAAGATCAGCTATATTTAACTCCTGCAAAGCCCACCAAATAACATCAAGGTCTTTATTTAGAGTTTCTGGTCGAAGAGAATTGTCATAGGATTTATAATTTGTTTCTCGTTCAAACTTAGTTTGACGACGAATACTAACCTTATCGCCAGCTTTGGGTGCATCCTGAAAAATCACAGATCCGCTTGAAAATGACCATTTCGGAAAGTAAACGGCTGTTTCGTTCAGGCGTACAACAAGCCTGTCTTTTGTGTCGCAATCAAAACCTAAACTGAATTGCTTAGACACACCATTCCCAATGTGCTCGATATACGGAACTTGCTCTGGTACTGCCATGCCTAAACCTCTAATCAAAGTCCAAAGCGGCTTCGATCTGGCCGCTATCACTTCTCCAATTAGGCCGTTCATTTGGCATGTTTGTTCTGTGTATTTTTGTTTGTTCTGTGTATTTTCCCGACCCGCTCCGGGGACTGAAGAATAGCACTAGCAAGAGAATCCAAATCATCATCAGGTTGATCTGTTATTGCGGGGTTAAACATACGCATATTTTTATATTGTCTTGATGAGTTCTCCCCATCTTCTGGTGTGTCAATGACTGAAGTGTGTACCCATAACATCCCTGACATTAATGGTCCTTCTAATGCACCGAGAATGCGCTTGTTTTTAGCAACAGTATTATGAATTTCTTTAACACCGCAACGAATACGACGAGCTTTTAATGCTCCTTTTAATGATGGTGGAGCGAATTGTCCTATGCCATTTGTTTCAACACTTAAGCTAGGAACGTTAAATTCTTCTATAAGGTCGCATAATTGCCAAACCTGGCCACCTATAACATTTCCATGATCATCTTGCTCAACAACATCGCCAGTCAATGCAACTGATCTATGCCAATACTTCACGCCAAAATCATCATGCAGAACAATCGCAGTGGATGAAATATCAGCACGAGTTCTTCCTGATGATGGGTCCCAATGCATCGTAATGCCGACGATTTGACGCTCACCAAGCATCATGATGTATTTGCCATTTGCGCGGCGCAGGACTGGCTCGCAGTCGTATGGAATCATCTTGTCCGGGTCAAGGCGGACATTGCCTACTGGCTTAGCATGGAGCTGATACTGAGAATCCCATTCATTAATTGTTCGGCATTCGCGGCGGCGTTCTTCCATGATTTTCGGCGTGAATCGCTCAGACCACAGTGCTTCACTGTAAATATCAATCAGGTAATGCGATTCTTTAAAGGAGGTATGATAAATATTGCCTTTTAGATGTACTTGATAATCCTCCCCCTCTTTCAGCAGTTCTGAGTTCGTGCCGATTCCGCTGAAAATATAGATCGGTTTGAAATCTGTTATAGCCTCAATAACTTGTTCAAAGCGTTTTTCTTTCTCAAACATTTTGAGAATTAAGCATTTGGCCCCAAGCTTTTGAATTCGCGTGTACAGTGAATCATGCGGATCTTCGCGTGCTTTGGGTGTACCAATATTGCTCGGCACCTCAACGTCATCGTTTTGGATCTCATTGGCGCGCGCGCCGGTGACGTTGGAAAGAATGCCGCGGGCATGAATGGAGCCGTGGCGCACATCAGTTGATCCTGATACCCACCATTTTTGCGTCTCACCGCGCGCCTTTTTAATGTTGAATATTTGGCAGAGCGGATGGCGCTCCAATACCTGTTCAGTGCCGCGGCTGACTTTATAGGCATCGGGATCAGTCGCCCCCTGGTGCAGGATTAAATGATCCGGATTGCAATACAATTTCCATGCGTTATAGATGTCAAGAATTGTTGATTTGCCATGGCCGCGCGGCATCATCAAAAGGCCAAGCGTGCCGTAATCCTCCAAAAAATCGCAGACGTCTAAATGGAAATCAGGAACCACCCAATTCATGACCTCTGCATAAACCAGGTAGAACGCAGCAAAGCTGACTTTAATCATGATTAGCTCGGGCGCTGTCCTTTTCGCTCATCCAGCTTTTTGGCAACGCTTTCTAAGATTTTTGCTGCCTGCTGTTCTGGTGTAATGCTGCGCTCATCAGTATTCCCGCGCGTCAGCTCATCATCATTCAGAATGCGCTTTAACTTTTCCATGCATGACAGTGCTTCTTTGGCGCCTTTGTACAGCCAGACTTTGTCCCCACGCCCCTCTTTTTCAAATAAATCTTTGCCATAGGCTTCTGTGATTAAGTCGACTGTATCCGTGCCAGCCATTTCGAGACAAAGCTTTAACTTCTCTTTGGTTTCAGGTCTTAAGTGTCCCGGTTTCTTTTCTTCAGCCATAAAAAATCCCTCGCATATAGTTCATATATACAAGGGCTTGTCTTACGGTTTGTTGGGTAGATTGATAGCTGATTAAACAGTATGATAATTAATCATTTTTTTAACTGGGGTTTTTATGAAACATTTAATTATTGCTGCAGTTTTGGCATTGCCAGCTACTTTTAGCTTTGCCGGCAGTTGCGACCACAGCTGGCAGTCAGCTAAAGACGGCTCATCTTGCGGTGACCGGGCTGCTGACCGCCGCCCAGGCGGCCGCTAAAAATCAGTAAGGCCGCTTTTGCGGCCTTACTTTATTGCACAACCTTATCAAAATCAGGCGCCTGAATATCGCCCAAATCATCGCCCCACCACCGCGTCCTGCCTTGCTGGCGCTCTGCTTTCCTCAACAGCTTTTCACGGTATCCCGGCGCAATCATATCTTGAAATTCATCAAATACCATACGGTTCACAACTGCTTTTGTGTACCACAGGTTCTGCGCAGGAATTTTACCCTTAATCGCCTTGTAAGCCTCATTGGCAGCATTGGTGTCTTTGCCTTCGTAATACTGCGTAAAATTGCCCACAGTTAAACCAGCCACAGTTTTGAAATCCTGCCCAAATGGCCCAACCATGAAGCTGTCAAGGTTGCGCCCAGTAGCGTCCTGGCCAGCCACCAAGATATCACCAAGAAATGACAAGCCGCCGCCCTGGACTGCGGAGCGCGTGAGAAAATTCATCGCCTTCTGTGGGTCATTACTATCCCATGCAGTCTGCGGGTCATTACCATTGGCCAGCTCTTTCAGCTGTACGACCAGCCCGCCAAGCAGCGTGGTCATTGCAAACAGTGAGGCAAAATACGCCGCCTTGGAAGTCCCCTTATCCATCGACATTATCCGGCTGCCGTGCCGCATTAAAAATGCCGTAGGGAAAGATTTAAACTGCGTCATGCTGCGCCAGATTTCGCCGCCTGCAGTGCCCTTGTTTCCGATCTGCAGCATTGTCCGCTCGCGCAGTCCAGCCTCAATTACAGCCATGCCTTGCTCATCCAGCAGATGCGCTTGGAACTGCGAAGCGACTTCATCACGCACTTTCGCAGGATCGCCAAATGACTGCAGCTTACTGTCTGGAATTTCATAAATAGAGCGCGCCGACATGAGCTGATTACCCTGCCTATCCACAACCGGCTCAGCAAGCCGCATCACTTCCCATGCGCGCTCGCTCAGGCCGGTATTTTGCATCAGCTCCCGATCCATTACGTCCAGGTCATTCCAGCTTTCTTTTGAGGCTGCAGTTAATGCGTTCAATCCTGAAATGCGCAAAACCTGTGTAGCCAGTGAGCTTGAAATGCGCGCAACCTTTTCAGCCTTGCCATGCGTGGAAGTCAGCCCATCATCCGCCCAGCGCGCAATTGACCCCAGCATTTCCTGTGTGGCCAAGCCAAGGCTATGCGCAAGCTTCCGGTCTTCTTTATTTGCCGGATTAAGGTGTGTGATCAGCTCGCCAAATGTTTTCCAGTATCCAATCCCGTGAACTTGTGCAGTTTTGGCAATCATTGCTTGGTCTGTGACGGATGACAGCGTGGTGCCGCCCAGCATTGACGCCACATTCATTGAGCGGTATGCCAGACCTAGATTTGCGAGAATTTGAAACTGTGGTGTACTATTCATGCCCATAAATTCATCAAACATGACCCCTGCACGTATTAAAGCTCCATTATTATCAGTTGTAACTAATTTTCGATCACGATCTTTTTTATCTGCGGCATCCATTAAAATTTTCATGGCATTCTTTGGGTTGCTGCCCAGATTCTCTACCAAAGCGATATCTTTAGAAAGGCCCATGATGTGCGCCTCAATAAGATCGACAAACTGCATGCCGCCAAATTCCGCCTGGTATTCCATCCACGCATCAGCATCTTTAAAGTGCAATACACGGCTTTCTGAATGACGGCTGGTTACTTTAGAGTTTCCACCAAAGGATTGACGACCTACCTCAGTTTTATTCGTACCCTTAAGGCTTAATGTGTCGTATGCGTATTCGAGCAGGCTGCGGATCTCCTGCTGTGAATAATAGGCGCCATCTTCGTGCACATATTTTTCCGTGTTGACCAGCTGCTCAGCCTTATTTACCCATGCTTCCTTTCCAGCTTTCACAATTTTGGCAAGGTCGTGCGTTTGAGGCAGGCCCCAGTCATCCAGCTTTCCAATATCACCGCCGCTGCGGTTAAAGCGCTGGCGCATCCCCTCAAAGACTTCCACCGCTGCTGTGGCCAAAGCGCTCGCTAACAATATTTCGAACCAATTCTTTATTGGTAAAAATGCCTAAACCGCCTTTAACGCTGGTGTAAAAATCTACCAGTTCGCCTCGGTAAATTGATGCAATACCTCGCGCTTTGGAATCAATAGACTGAATGCCAGACATATCGCCATGCGGGGCCACCAAGCGGTCTACTACCTCACTGGCCGGCAGGGTTGGATGATCTAAAGCTGCAAGGTTTTTATTTTGAGTGAGAATGTCATGCGCTGCAATTTTATGCTTGCGCTTCATATCGGCTTTAATATCAATGGCAACCTGTTTGCCCGCTTCGGTCAGCCGGTCTGCGGGGCTCATGTTGCGCCACTTCTGAATGTCTTGGCGTGCAAGATTCCTCATGGACTCATTAACGCGGGCCTCAATATTTGCTGATTCCTGTGCGGTCAAAGTCTGCTTTCCAAGCGCAGCAGCCACGGCCTGCTTGCATTGATCTTTCATTTTCATAAAAAATGCTCAAATAATTTTGGCTATACGGAATAGCGTGTGGAAAAGTTATAAAAACTGATCCACACAATTCTTTGAATTACGCTAAAACAATGTTGAGTTTAGACAACTGTGCATTAATACTAGCGTTCATCTGATCGGCTTCTTTTTGCTTATCAGTATCACGCCATAATGAATTTCGCTCTATTTTAAAGTTAGGAGCTTTTTTATTAAAAGATCGTCCATC